CGGCTGGTACCCGATTTCAATCTTCGCGCCTCCTGTAAGTTTCAGGGCGTCACCCGTCCAGCCGTTGCTGTTCCAGTCGAAACCCGCAAACGTTGTATGTATGTCGCCATAATCCCAGGCTCCCGGATCGGATTCACTGTTACTCCGCCCGGCTGCCGAAAGTTTCAGTACAAGCCCGGCAGTAGTTTCTTGCAAGTCGATGCCGCTTTCCGTCACGTCGATATAAAACGGGTATTCCGTGGCTCCCGTCTTAAATTTCATATTGATTTCACCCTGTTCCGTAAAACGGTTGGTATATGTCTGCGTAGTACGGGCCACACTGACAGACTGCGTTTTCACCCCGTCCCGGTAAACGTCCACTTTGGCCGGCGTCGCGGCGGGATCATAAGCCACAAAGTTAAATTTCACCTGTTCGTACTGCCCCGCTTCCAGGCGCGGAACAAGATGATCCTCCGTAAAAATACGGCCGTCCGGAAAACTTATCATCGTGCCGATGAACGGTGCCGATCCTCCGGATTTCAGGATATCAATGTAGATACTTTCAGACTTTAACACGAGATCGGCGGAAGCCTCCATTTCGGCAACCATTTGAACGGTATTCCGGCCGGTCACAAGCGAAGAGGGGGACAAACTGAAACTACCGTTTGTCGTTCCTGATCTTGTAATAGTGTGCGCGTTCTGTTGCTGACCGTTCAGATAAAGTGTGACGACCTTTGTTCCGGCACCGTTGACAGCATAAGGAATATTAATCGTGTCGGCCAGAGTATAACCGCCTGTGGCTATAGCCCCGGCCAGATTGTAAGAGCTGGTAAGGGAAAGACTAACAACCTTTACGGATGTAAACGCCTGCCGGGTTTGTTTCTTGCCGGTAGTCGGATCGGTTGTGGTTGCCACTACGTAAATATCGGTATTCCCAACAAGCAAGTAACTTGAAAGGTCCAGTTCGTAACTGCCTTTAGAAACATCGCTGACCGTCTGGGAATACATGGTAGTCGTTCCACGCCTGATCGTAACGGTGATATCTGCCTTTTGCCCGGTAGATTCCCCCTTTTCGTCCCCCGTGGTGTATTGGTGATCGTACGTATAAGTAAGACGGGCGTTTCCGCCTTCTTTTATGATCGCATTATCTACAGCCGCATTTAAGGCAATTTTAGTAGCCACCGTTTCGCCGGAACCTCCACCGGAACCGGCCGGGATATCCACGGCGGTAATTTCCGCGCCGCTTTTGTTCTGGAAAGACAGACGGACGGATGTTTCATCCTCGCTTACTTCCGCATTTACATTAAACAGCGTGGAAGCGTCCACCTCGTTAAAACGGGCGGTTACAACCTTGTTTTCTACCGGATTGGTGGAATCTAAGGACAAAGTTTCGTCCACTTCCAGGATATCCACGTTTACA